ATGTCACACTTGCCATGCTATTCGGCATCTGCACCGGCATCGCAATCGTGCAACTTCTTGACTGGTTCGCACATAGGAGGATTCAAAATGAGCGGATGGAAAGAGCAGCGCAACAAGAGGCTGGCAGATCTTGCATTGTTGTGCATCCTGATCGCCGCGTTCACTAGCCCTGTCTGGATTCCCATTTTTGTTCGTGATTTTAACTAGCTTCCACTGATCGAAAGGATCAACAATGAAACCCGTTCCATACACTCTCAAGTGCACTCTCACTGGCACTCCGATTGGAAGCCTCACGCTGTATCAAGTTGCTGGCGTTCTTCCCTATCTTGGACTCTGGCGGGATTCCACTGCGCACCATCCGATCTTTGCAATGCCAACGCATCGGCTTCTTGCGTTTGCGAGAGGAGAGTATCAAAGGCTAATCAAGCGCAGCAAAGATGAAGAAGCTACGGAAGTCGAAGAATGCACGCTCCGTATATGCTTCGTAGCAGTGCTGCATACATTTGGTCGCGTGCGTCAGGATGCTCCTGCAATGCCGCCAATCGAAGTCGTGCAACAATGGATGCCGAGACTCTTTAAGCTAGCCTATTGGAAGCACTATCTCAACAGCGCTCGCTTCCAGTTCCCTGAGTGGCGCTTGAATGCAGTCAATGCAAACGAGAAGATGCAGAATGTAGGGTACTATATCGAAGCATGCGAAGAGTTGCGGAGAGATTATGAACTCGGTAAGAAGTCGCTAGCAGAAGAAGCTGCTCTTCGTGCTACCGAAGAAGCGATGAAGAAGCTGCGATCCACTTGGATTGCTCCGGTTGGCAAGAAAGCACTGTGGAAGTGGTGCGCGGCCCATCTTGCAGATTCTAAATACGCTCTCGACGCACAGAAGTGGATGGGCGATCTCTTCCTTGGTAGCAGCCGCACGATTCTGGATTGGGAAGATGAGAAGAGCCAGACACTTGAAGCAATCAAGCTGCTGCAAGATTACATTCTCGATGCGTGCCCTGGTGGCAACATCATCATGCACGCTGTGCAAGAACGGATCGAAGAGATTCGGAAACTTGTTCTCGATCATGTTGAAGCGTTCACAGTGGATCTCGGAGAATGGGCGCGGCCGGAACTGGAAGTAGCAGATCCTGAACCGCAGCTCACAGACTTCCCTAGCAAAGTTCACTGGATTCGTGCGCATGCGCAATGGAATCTCCAAAAACGCGCTCTTGAAGCTCGTAGCAAGCCGAACCCTCCGAAGATCACGAAGGTTCAGAAGCTCATGGAAAGTGAAGAAGCAGAGATTGAGCCGGCTGACCCTATTGATCCTCTCGATGGCATCATTTACCATCGTGATCCCGATGCAGAGGAGTTCTAATCATGAACATTCTCAGCACAGATCCGGAAGAACTGTATCGCTGCGTTCGGTACGCACAGAAAGTTAGCAGGCCTCGCAAGCTCTTTGCTAACCGTTGCGGCCGCGCAGTAGTGGAAACATTTCTGCTTCCGAAAGAGTACCGACATGAAGTCGCACGCTGCTGGAGCCTGAATAGGACCGTAGCTACACTTCTCGCATTCAACCAAGCTGCGCAAGCAGACAAGAAAGTAATCCTGCCATGAGCCACATTGTTCCCGTCAAGCGCAGCGTCGCCGAGATTCTCGCAGCAGCCCGCGCAGCCGTAGCAGCTAAAGAAGCAGAGAAGAAGCAGAAAGAAGCAGCCCGCGCTATCGAAGTCGCAGTAGCTGTGAACATGCAGACAGCAGAAGCTCTCACGGTGCATGCTCCTACGATTCCGCTGCCGCATCCTCTGAATCCCGAGCAGCAGATGGCAGTGGATTATGCGTACTTCGGGCGCAGCTTTAATCTAATCGGTTCTGCTGGTGTCGGTAAGACCTATACGGTGAAAGCAATCATTAAGACTCTGCAAGCTGGACATCGCTTCCCGATTCTGGATAGGTCCACGCAACGTCTCACTAGCGGTACTCCTGGCGTTGCTATGATTGCATATACAAGACGAGCAGTTCGCCAAATGGCAAAGCAAATGGACGAAGACATGCGAAAGCACTGCATGACTTTCCATGCGCTCGTTGAGTACGCACCAGAAGAATATCAAGCTGAAGTTTGGAACTCTGAAACGCAGCAAGCAGAATGGGTTACCAAGATGCGTTTCGCTCCGACGTATCACGCTGGTAACAAGCTGCCTGCTGGGCTGAAGTACATCTTCATTGATGAATCTTCAATGCTCAGCACAGAGTATTTTCAGCAGCTCTGGGATGCGCTGCCAAGGCCTGAAGAATGCGTGTTCATCTTTATTGGTGACTTGAATCAGCTGCCTCCGGTCTATGGCATTCCGATTCTTGGCAAGAAGCTCACGGAACTTCCGATCATTGAACTCACAAGAGTCTATCGACAAGCGCTGGAATCTCCGATCATTGCTCTGGCACTCGCTGTGAAGAACAATGATTTCACTCAGTTTGAAAGGGCTATCAAAGCTGGTGAGTTCAGTTACGAGTCCGAACGCGATGTTCGCATTCTCGATCTCAAGAGCATGCCGAAGAGCAAGACTGTGATCGAACGTGAAGGCAAAGGCAAGGTAACACTGCATGTCTGGAAGAAGCCACTAGAGAAAGAAGACGGGCTGGCAGCTGTCTGTGCGCATCTCCGCGGCATGATCATTCGCAAAGAATACGATCCGGATGAAGACATCGTTCTCTGCCCCTGGGATAAGAGCTTCGGTGCTATCGAAATGAATCTGGCAATCGCAGACTTTCTCGGTAGGCAGCGCGGCGCAAAGGTCTGGGAAGTAATTGCCGGATACGAGAAGAAGTATCTCGCTGTCGGTGACCGGCTCATGATTGACAAAGCAGAAGCCATCATCGAGAAGATCGAAATCAATCCGAAGTATCTCGGTAAGACTCCGGTCCCTGCTAGCGAGAAGATGAATCGGTGGGGCGTCGGTGGCGAAGTCACTGGTAGCAACTTCTTTGATGAAGATCTCAGTGAAGATCAGATTCAAGCGATGCTGGATGCACACAGTGATGTGAAGGATCGCAGCCGTAGCGCTAGCCATCTTCTCACTGTGAAGTGGCTTGATACTGGATACACGACAGTCGTTAGTGAAGCTGGTGCAATTAATTCTAGTCAGTTCGCTTATGCAATGACGGTTCACAAGAGTCAAGGCTCAGAGTACCGTCGTGTGATTGTGGTAACTAGTCATGTTCATGGCGGGATGTGCAGTCGTGAGCTGGTTTATACTGCGTTCACTCGCGCTAGCCAAGAACTGTATGTTCTCATGGCTCCTGGCTTGCTTCGCAAGGCTGCAGCAGCTCCTCGCATCAAAGGCGACACACTTGCTGATAAGATCGCATTCTTCAAGAGCAGGCTGGAAGAGAAAGAAATGGAGGTCGTAGATGACAAAGATTGAATCTACCTGGATGACTTGGAAGCTGCGATGGTTCCTTTCCAGTTGCGATCCTAAGCTTACCATTGGATCTGCAATTGAGATCTTCATTAAAGTTCACAAACATCTGCCTGATGTAGCGCAGGTTACTTCAACGTACTGGCTAGCAGCAAAGAAACCTGAACGCATTGGCATAGTTCCATGTCAAGTTGCGCTGCTCCCTAGTGGAGTCCGTGTACTTCTTATTAGTTACGAGGAGGATATCAGAATGCGTTTTTAACATAGGGGTTTACCCCTTGACAGCCGCCCCCTTATCTGAGAGACTACAAATTCGCTCTCACCCGAAAGCGTCCCCCGAAACTAACCCCCTAGGAGAAATTTAGTATGTACAAGCTCAAGACTCTGGCGATTGCTTCGATTCTGTCGCAAGCGGTTATCGAAGGTTCGACCGGCGCTGCTGCCACCGACGCCGTTGCCGCTGCAACTCCGAAGCTCGGCACCGAAACTGCCGTGGAAATGAAGTTCCAATTCCGCGTGGACAAGCTGCGTGATGACGACGGCAAGGTCATCGGCAATCGCATGGTTACGCTGCGTGATGAACACGGCAATCCGCTGCTGGATGACAAGGGCAACGAGAAGAAGATCAAGGGCAAGCATCCCGACATCGTCGCTCCGATTCCCGTTCCGACCACGGAAGAGCTGATTGCTTTCCTGCAAGCTGGTGGCAAGGAAGCCGAACTCGTTCACGAAGCTGTGCGCGAAATGGCGTTCAATGCTGCCAAGAACCAGATCAACAATCTGCGGGATGAGAAGGGCCTGGAAGCCATCATCACTCCGCAAGATCTGGATCTGAATCAGCTGAGCTTCACTGCGATCGCGAACGCTCCGAAATCCACTCGCAGCCGTGAGCTGTTCAGCGAAGAAGATCTGACTGCGTTCCTGGAAGACTATCACAACACGATGGTCCAGAAGGCGAACTACGAAGAGAAGCGTGTCAAGCTGGCTGTGACGCACTTCAAGAGCAAGCTGATTCGCCTGAAGAACGACAAGGAAGCTCTGCGCAAGCTGGGTGATCTGCTGGATCTGTGGGCTACCAAGACGGAAGCTCTGGAAGATCACGTTCCGGTGTACGACTACCTGAAGCAGCGCATCGAGAAGTACATCGAAGCGGAAGAGAAGAACTTCAGCGAAAGCCTGTAATCAGGCAGCAAGAATTAGCTAGCGGCAAACACCCATGGCGGGTTCCGTTGAGACGCCGCTAGCTGATGAACTTCCTGGACATGAAGAGAAACTGTCCCCTTTCTTATTTGCGATGCGAGTCATTTCAAATATGAAAGTTTCTTAACCCGCTCACAGGAGAATCCAATGAGCCTTCATCGTGCGAACTATCTGCAACTACTCGGCCTGATTCAAGCAGCAGTGGAAACTATGCAGCAGATCATGCCCGGTAGCGCTGGCGCTGCGAAGCTGGCAGCTGCGACGGAAGTTGTTACTGCGCTGGCGCCGACTGCAATCCTGCAAGTGGATCAGTTGAAGGCTGCAATCTCCGCAGTTGCAGATGCTCGTAAAGGCGCTGGCGGGGACATGAATCCTGCGACGAAATAGTCTTCACTGGAGCTAGTAGCATTAAGGTAATGCACCGATAGGCCATCGGAAAGAAGCGCGGTTCGATTCCCGCCTAGCTCCCCAAAGAGAATTTTCAGTGCCATCTTAGCTGGTAACTCCCAGGTGTCTCGTTCCTACCAGTACTTGTTATTAGGTTGTGGATGGGGTTGACTACACCTTGAACCATTCGGGATGTCAAAGCAGAAATCTAGGGGGGCACTGAAAATTCTTGCAGCAAGAAACGCTGCGCTGTCAACCACAAACAGGAGGGTTCCTTGTCAGAACTCAGCGTGGATGCAATCTTCGAACGCATCTATATTGAAAACGAAACTATTGAAGTTCTCGTTGGAGAAAGAAGTCAGGCCGAATCCCTTCGGGTGATGCTGGCTCGTCGTCACGCTGAGATTCGGGCTCTGGAACCAGAAAGTAACCAAAGCCTCTGTTCATCTTTCGATAAAGATTCTGGTATTGCAAAATACTGGATCGGACCTCGGAAGAAGAACAGGGGCTTTATCATTCTTACTTCTAAAAATGACTCAGAAGACAGCAGTAGTGTCGCAGCTTCCCTCTAGCGCCGCAGCTCCAGTGGAGCAACCGAAGGTGCGAAAGTACGAAGCTATTTGGTTGCAGATCAAACGAGCTGGCGAAGGTCGCTGGGTCGATGTGAAGTGCGATCCTTCCATGACGCAGACCATAATTAACATGGTGCAGAATGAGAAGAGTGAAGCACAGAAGAATCGTAAGATGCTGAAGCTCCCGAAGTTCGGAAAGCTGAAGATCGATCGGAGTCGGGAAGCAGAAGGCCGGCTTCGGTTTACGCTCATTAATTCTGGAGATTCACTGTGAGCATCGAGAAATTGTTTGCCTCCAGACTCAGACGGAAAGGCTGGCATTCGTACACAGACGAAGATTCACAAAGAGTCGTGACGAATGCTTATCCTGGCGAACTGGAAAAAGTAACTAAAGTTGCAGGCATGCCTTGTGAGATTGTCAGCTCTGTGGGCGAGCCTGCTGTGCTTATTCGTATCGGTCCTAAACTTTCCGGAGAGAAGAAGTGAGCAGCGATAAAAGAACCGTTCTTCCTACTAAGCTTCCGACTGCGCTCGATCACGAGCTGAATCAGCCGAAGCAGGAAGCACGAATCTATAGCCCTGGCGCAGATGATCCTGCAGAGCATCATGCGAAGGCAACAGAAGGTGCTCACATCAGTGAGAAAGTCTATCTGTTTCCGGAAGCGTTCAATGCGCTGCGCAAGGAATTGCATGAGAACTGGCCGCAGCTCTGGAGTCTCGTTGGCTATCCGATGGCATTCGATGCTCCGACTTTCATCGAGCTGATGGATGCTGCACTGGATACAAAGACAACCTTTGACACTCACAAGGTGCAAGCTACCTGTGAGAAATATCTGGATCTGCTGCGTATGAAGCGCGGCCTGAAGCCCCTGCATGCAACGGCCGCTTGGAGCGGAATCGAAAGTGCAGGCCGCATCGTTGACTCTGAAGGGAAACCGCTGTAATGTTTGCTTCCAATGAACTTGCTATAAACATGATGCTTGGTGGCTGCATGCCTGGCTTCATGGCTTTTCACAATCGCGTCGGACAAGAACTTGCACGAGAAGCGTGGGAGCACAAGCTGCTCGCAGAGCATTCGCATACTGGGCGCATGACTACGAAGACTCCGCAGATGCAGCAAGCTGATTATCACGCAGCAGAAGCAAAGCGTGCTCGTCGCGCTCTCAGGAATCTTCGCAATGCCGGGCTTGATACCAGCGAGGCTGGAGAAAGTGAACTGCTGTGAAGCACGACTTTGTCTCTGCTGTTGGAATCCTTGTGCCTGTCATTGAACAGCTGCGAGTTCTCACCGATAACCAGATCGAAGAAATGAAAGTAAATCTGCCCTCCAATATTGGAGCTATGATTTCTTTCTTCTCTACAGAAAAACTGGAAGAGATGCATCCCGACATTCGCTACTTCGAGAAGCTCAAGGAGCTGACGAATAAGCTTGATAGTCTGGTTGATTGCATGAAGGAATTTCAGCCATGAAACTTCACGAGGCTATCAATGATCTCACACAATGTCACCGACTTGCGCAGCGGCGGCCCGGCAACCCGACACATTGTCTCGTATCTATCGAATCTCTCGGTAGACTGCTTGCAGCTTTTGAGGGTAACAAAGCCGGAAGAAATTCTGGCGCAGACGCAAGCAGCACTGCAAGCTGTAAAAGAGCGCAAGAAATTCTTGACGGGGCAGGGTTCAACCAGTCGGGTAACTTGTACGAACGATTCTGCAAAGCTGAGCAGCTATCGATGTCTTCAGTGCGGAAGCCGTGACTCCGTAGTCTGTTCTGCAAATCTGTGTAATGAAGGAGCCTATCGTGACAGGTAAGATTCTAGAATTGACAGTCGGTGACACCGGTGAGCCCGTAGCAGTGCATCGAGATGCAATTGATTTAATTTCTACGTATCCTGAATACGCAAGAAAGCCGGGACAAGAATCTGTGCAGACAGGTTTGAAGCTCCGTAACGGACAGCTTCTGCTTGTTGCGGAAGATTACGCTCATGTACTTGCAATTTGGGAAGCTGCACAATGAACACCGAACTCTCTACCCCTGCTGAATCTATTCCAACTGTCGGAACCGAGAAGGTTCCTGAGAACTTCGCACTTCTGGATGTGCGCGGCCGCATCGCTGCGCTAGCAGAGTGCTTGGACAAGCAAGACCCCAGACTTCCTGGTCATCTTGCTGCGATCCACAAAGCGCTGCTTGAGAGCGAAGAACTCGTGCACATGCTGAGCAAGGAAGAACGTCGCCAGCTGATCGTCGGTCAGAAACGGCACGTTGGCATCATGCAGATCAAGGAAGTCATCGAGAAGAAAACTAGTACTCGTGGGAAGAAACCTACTGCTGCGGATTTCTAAGCGAGGTAGTTATGCAAACCTCCACTGTTCACGATCTTGTTGCTGACTTCATCTTCCGGGTGGGAGATAAGAAGCATGATCCGTGGCAAGTGATTTCGCAGCAGCCTTGGTGGCCGTGTCCTGAAACTGGGCATCCGCTCGAAGTTGCTACTCCTAGCGAGATTGCTTTGCACCAGCGTACGTTGTCTGAGTTCGCATTCTATGCATACGCACACGCACCAGATTACGTTTGGGCACAACGTTGCATCATCTTGCTTAGCTACAGCCTTCGCAGCTGCACCAGAGCAAATCTGTTTCTTGCTCGCACCATTCTGAGAGAATACTATGAGCCTCGACTCCGCAATGTCCCGCTTGAGTAGCATGACGCTACCGGACGAAACGCAGAGCAATGCTAGCAAGGTAGCGGACAAAGAGTATGCACTGCTGCAACGCCTCGGTAACGTCACCAGCTACAGCATGCTGGAGAGTCTGCATCGTTGCCCTCGTCTGTTCCAGCTCAGCAAAGTCAAAGCACTGCTTTCTCCGGAGAGTCTTCCGAACATTGACTTTGTTTTCGGTCATGCTGTTGGCGCTGGCATCGCTACGTGGGTAGCTACCAAAGACATGGATGAAGCGCTGCTGCAAGCGATGCTCGCGTGGAAAGCGCCGTTTGAACTTGCGCTGGAAAAGAAAAAGAAAAGTCTCTGGCAAGCATGCGCTGCTGTGCAAGCATTTCCTGAATTCTGGAATCTCCAGATGGAAGACTGGGAAATCTGGACTCTTCCGAATGGAGCTCCCGCTGTCGAGACCAGCTTCGAGATTGATTTCGAGAACGGTTTCAAGCACTATGGACATATCGACCTTATCCTGCGGAATCGGCACAGCGGAAAGCTGGGAGTCGGAGAGTGTAAGACTCATGGCTTTGCTGCAGCAGAACCTGCAATCTATGCGAACTCTGAACAAGGAGTTGGCTATAGTGTCGTCATTGATATGCTCGCGGAGCAGACCGATTACGAAGTGTTCTATATGTGCTATAGCAGCGTTGGCCAGGAGTGGGAACTCTTGCCGTTTGCTAAGTCCACCTCTGCGAAAGCAGAATATCTTCTGAGCGTGCAACTCGATCATGCGGCAATCACCACGTACAACGAAGTTGGAATGTTTCCAAAGCGGGGTCAAGGCTGCTACGCTGTCAACAGGCGCTGCCAGTTCTTTGGTGAATGCAGTCTCACCGCATCTCTGCCAAAGCTGCCAGTCCTTGCTGCTGATGAGCATGCACGGGCAGTGGATTTTTCTCTGCGCTTGTCAGATATCAAAGCTCGGCAACACAAGAAGCTTGAGCAGGATGCTGGTAGCGAGCCTCAGCAGTTCTTCACCGGTGGCAGCATCGAAGAAATCCTCTAGGAGTAAGTGATGGATGCAATTGAGAAGTCTAACAGACTTGCAGAGCTATGGAGGAAGATCGAAAACTCCCACAGAAGTGCAGAAACTCAATGCATCTATGTCACGATTCCGATTGAGATGTGGAATCCACTCAGCCATATCATCTCTCAATGCGCACTCAGGTACAGCATTGAAGCCGTAGCCGAAGCAATCAAAGGAAAGCAAACATGAAACTCTCCCAATACTCCGACATTCAAGCCCGACACATTCTTGTTTACGGCCCGCCGAAATCTGGCAAGACTGTGATGGTTGCACAGCTTGCTAAGCATTTCAAACTCTGGTGGCTGGATCTGGAAGATGGCATCAAGAGTGCTCTGAATCCTGGCCTCATGACTCCGGAGCAGATTGACAACATCGAACTGTTTCCGATTCCGGACAAGCAAACCTATCCGATGGCTATCGAGACTCTTCTCAAAGTCATCAAGAATCCCAGCAGCAAGATCTGCCACAAGCATGGCAAGGTTTCCTGCCCGGAATGCAAGCTGCCGGAACAGAGCAGCGAGCTGCCGCTTGCTAGCTTCGATGTGAAGCGTGACATTCTCGTGATTGACAGCTGGAGCCAGCTCTCCGAGAGTGCCATGAACTACATCAAGAAAGCGGACATCGCAAAGGATAACTACGATGCGAAGCCTGACTGGGATGATTATGCCAAGCAAGGTCGAATCCTGGAACGCATCGGAAGCACGATACAAGTTGCACCGTTCAATGTTATCGTCATCTCCCATGAGTTGATGGTGGAGATGGAAGATGGCAGCAAGAAGATCGTTCCCATCGGGGGCACTAGCAACTTCTCCAAGACATTTGCTAAGTACTTCGACGACGTTGGATACATGCAGATCTTCAACAAGCGACATGACTGCATCACGAGCACAACTGCGAAGGCTAGCGTTCTCGCCGGAAGCCGTCGCGGTATTGATCTGAAATCCGGCGAGAGTCTTGCCCGCTTGTTCGGGATTGAGGAGAAGTGATATGACCATAGGCAATGACGAAGCTCAAGTCATTCGCACTAGTCTCTTCAGTACCCAAGTTTGTGTACCGGAAGACTGGACAGATCAGCAAGTATTGGACTTTACAGAAAAGAAAAATCCTTGCGGAACTGAAAATGGCTGGAGAATTCGCAGAGAGTTTCCGGAGCGCGTGCAATGTGAACATCCTGCACGTGTGAATTTTGTGCATTTAATGCTTGATGCTTAAAGGAGAAGTGATGACAACGACACTTGGAAATATTAGCCACAACATCGTACAAAACGCTGGAAGACTCGCGCAAGAATATGCGCAGCAGCTGCCGCAAGAAATTCCTACTCTGCCGCGTCAGAAGCTTCTTACCGAAGCGCTGCAGATCACCAGCCATGACCGCAACAGCGCATACGGCAATCCGGAAGATAACTTCCAGAACATTGCGGATCGTTGGAATCTGTTCCTGAAAGCGCGGTTCGGTCAGCAGCTGCTTTCTCAAACCAGTTTCGAACTGACTCCCGAAGACGTTGGACTGATGATGATTGACATGAAGCTCGCTCGTCTCAGTACCAATCCTTCCCATCGAGATTCCCTCGTGGACATTGCAGGTTACGCTGCGTGTGCCGAGGATTGCAGAGTTGCTGCCTCTGCTAAATAAAAGCAGCAACCGCACGCAAGTGCAATCAACCCAAACCATCCTAACCTAAAGGAAACTTTGCAATGAGTAACGCTGAATTCAACATGTCCCTTCTCGACAAGAGCATCGACGACATCGACGATCTTGCCAGTTTTGCAGTGCCGCCCAATGGAACCTACAGCCTCAAGGTGTACACGGAACTGAAGAAAGTGAACGACAACGAATGCGTTGAAGCGAACTTTGAAGTCGTGGATACTGTCGAACTGGCAGATCCTACCGGCACTCCTCCGAAGACTGGTGACAAGTTCTCCCTGCTGTTCAAGCTGGGTCACGAAGTCGGTGAAGGCAAGATGAAGGAGTTCCTGGCTCCGTTCGCTGCTGCTAGCGGTGAGCGCAACGTGGCGAAGCTGCTTACGGAAGTGCTGCACAAGGATCAGGGTCTGATCGTCGTCGGCACCGTGAAGCAACGCAAGGACAAGGAAGATCCTGAGAAGGTCTACGCCAGCGTCAAGAACATTCAGCTCGCGTAAGCGGTAGCTGGATTCCCCGGGCTTCGTAATGGAGCCCTTTCTCATTTTCAAAAGGAGTCATTTCATGGACGTTTCTATCGGTCGCCGCATCTACTTCTATCCCAGCCAAGATGTTCGGGAAGACATGGGGCAAGAAGATCTGGAGAGCCCCTTCGATGCTGGTGTCATCTTCGTTCGCAACCAGTCTTCGGATGCAGAAGGAATCGTCGAGCCTGCTCGCGTGAACCTTTCTGTGACGAGTCATCATGGCGTCATCGAAACTTTTCTGAACGTTCCGTTGATCGAAGGCCGCGATCCGACGGAAGAAGAACGCGCCAGCGGCTACGCAACCTGGATGCCGTTCCAGATTCAGAAGGCACAAGAAGCAGAACCCGCTGCCAACGGCGGTTAATCTTGGGAGCTTCGGCTCCCTTTTCCTTTGCAGCCACTCCAATGACTTCAAAGCAAAAGTATGAAAATCCTTCTCTGTCTCGATAAGACCCAAGGTGATGATTCCTATGTACATCACATTCAGCGCATGGCCGCAGTACGAGGTGTTGATCTCGCAGTTAGCTATACGCCGCGTGAAAGTGCTGCGGATCTGGCTTTGGTCGCGAAGAAACACGGTTGTGACGCAGTCGCTACGACACAGCTGGGACTCCTCAAGGCAGCGCTGGCCCAGTCTGTTGATTTCATCCCAAGTAAGAAACAACCGACCCTTGACGCATACGCAGGATCTGTTCTTGACCTTCCCCTCTACGGAATGGAACTGCTCATCCTCAATCCCTTGGAGCGTCTACTCTCTGTCCCTTACGAAAAGTTCATCGTCAATCGCTATCTCAGCAAGATCACTCTTCCTGGTGGATGGTTCCCGCAGTCGAAGTTTCGTTGGGTGCAGGTTACAGAACAAAATAGTCAGGAGTGTTTGGATGCACTCTTGGCAGCGCCCCTCATGGCCTGTGATATTGAAACGAAACCTGAGAATCGAATTATCGACATGGTCAACTACACGATCCAAACTGCCGACGGCGGCACTATGGGTTATGTGGTGCTCATGGATTCAGAGTGGGCCATCGACTTCTGTGAGCGAGTGAACGCTAGTAAGGCAGAGAAGATCTTTCAGCACGGGCAGTATGATAATGCATACTTCCTGCGCTTTGCTATGCCAATTAACAATTGGCTCTGGGATACTTACAACATGCTGCACTGCTGGTACAGCGAGTTTCCCAAGAACCTGGCATTCATCGGTGCATTCGCTCTCCGGAAGATTCGGTATTGGAAAGATGACGGAAAGAGCGGGCGCATTGAAGACGAGATGCGATACAACGCAATGGACGGTTGGGCAACTCTGAACGGTTTCCTCAGTATTATGAGCGAGTGGCCGGAGTGGGCTGCTAACAATTATCTGCAAGAGTTCCCGATGAACTTCCCAGCTCTGCATGCTGGCATGGAAGGGATTCTGCGAGATAAGGAAGTCTTTGATCGCGTCGTCGTGGAGAAGAATAAGCAAGCTGAAGAGAAGCTGGCAGAGATTCGCTACATGCTTGATGAGCCTGCTTTCAATCCGCGCTCTCCTGTGCAGATGAAGGATCTGTATCGCGTACTTGGCTGTGCGCATCTTTCTCACATCGAGAATGCAAAAGCTAGAGCTCTGAAAGCACGTGCTCTTTCTCCACTGAATGACATGGTTCTTGGAGAGATTGAAGAGTACACGAAAGCTGCGAAGCTGATCAGTACCTATTTGCCGGAAGAGAACTTTTGGAACAACCGTTGGTACTACGAACTCGATCCGGCGAAGACTGATACTGGCCGCGCTGCTAGCGTCGCTAGCTTCTTCTGGTGCGGCAATCAGATCCAAAACGTGCCTCGCGGTGATGCAATCAAGCAGTTCATGATCGCTGACGATGGTTGGCATCTGGCAGAGTGCGATAAGGCACAGAGTGAAGCACGCTGCGTTGGTTATCTCAGCGGCGAAGAAGCGCTGATCGAGCTCGTCGAAGGCAGCAAGGATTATCACAGCTGGAATGCTAGCAAGTTCTTCGGCATTCCTTACGAGAAAATCTACGACGAGGCAACTCGTACAACGCTGGATGAAGAGTTGCGGGATCTCAGCAAGCGCACGAATCACGGAGCTAATTACAACATGGGTGACGGCGTGATGCTGGATACCATGGGGCCTAAGAAGGTTGCAAAAGCCAAGGAAACGCTTAAGCTCTGGTCCGTGAAGACGCTGAAAGGTGTCTGCGCATTCCTTTTGAATCAATACGAACGCACCTATCCTAAGGTGAAAGGACTGTTCTATGAGCACATCATCAGCACAATCAGTTCAACTTCTAAACTGGAATCACCGTTTGGGTGGACGAGATACTTTTTTAACAAGCCTTCGCGAAGCAATAAGCCGGCACTCAACGCAGCAGTTGCGCACCCACCCCAAAATCTTAGTGTCGCTATCATCAACCGAGAGTGGTATAGCATTTGGTACTCTACTGTGTATGGAGAGCTGCGCGGACTGGTTCGGGTTAAAGCTCAAATACACGATTCCATTCTCTTTCAGTATCGAGCAGGGCGACTTGACATTGCACGGCGCGTACAACAATATATGCGTACGAGTGTTGCCGTGCGAGATCCGCTCGGTGTAACTAGAACCATGCTGATTCCTACCGACCTCAAAGCAGGAGCCCGCGCATGGAGCGCTCTAAAGAAGGTGAAGTAAACCTCTTTGATCTCTATTTTGCTTGGGTAAAGGATACAGAACCGCCGCCGGTGTTTCATCGTTGGAGTCTGATTACCAGTGTTGGTGCGCTTCTCGGCCGACAGATCTGGTTTCCATTCGGAGCATCCAGACTCTTTCCGAACATCTTCGTGATGATGGTTGGCGATCCTGGCACGCGCAAGAGCACAGCAATCAAGCGCGCCACGATGCTAATCAAGCGAGCGGGTTATGATACCTTTGCCAGCAACAAGACCAGCAAAGAGAAATTCCTAATCGATCTCTCTGGAGATCCCACCGCAGGAGAAAGCACTTATGCTAGCCTTAAGAGAAAGAATCCAGAAGCTGACACAGTCACTATTCTATCGGCCCTTAACTTGCCGGGTAGTGCAGATTCGCCAAGTGATTCTGAACCAAGAGAAGTATTCATTGCTGCAGACGAGTTCAATAATTTCATGGGCACGGGAAATCTTGATTTCCAGTCGCTACTCGGAGAACTTTGGGATTGGGACGACCCTCACCATCCGTATACCCAAACGTTCAAGAATAGCAAGCCTGTGCAGATTTTTCAGCCAACAGTTAGCATTCTCGGAGGCAATACTCCCCAGGGTTTTGCTGCCTGCTTTCCTCTCGAAAGTATCGGACAGGGATTCATGTCCAGACTCCTCTTGGTACACGGTCAAGAAACTGGAGTCAAAATCGCGTTTCCACCCCCGCCACCAGAGGAAGACACTCAGAGGCTAGTGCAGTTTCTGCAGCGAATCAAGAGTGAGATGGTTGGAGAAATGCGGCTGCATCCTACAGCTCGGCAAGTGATGAACAGCATCTACACTGGCTGGCCTGCAATGGATGACTTTCGATTCAAGCACTACAGCAGCCGGCGCTTCACACATCTTCTGAAACTCTGCATGATCGTCGCAGCAATGCGTTGCAGCATGGAGATCTCTGAAGCGGATGTGTACATGGCGAACACGTTGCTTGTGTACATTGAAGATCGAATGCCGAAAGCAGTCGGTGAACTCGGTAAGAGCAAGAACGCAGAAGCCAGCAGTAAGATCATGCAGAAGCTCTACGCTGCTACCGAGCCACTGGAACTGAAGAGTCTCTGGCGAGTTGTTAGCAACGATTTGGATAAGATGAGCAGCCTCGGTGAAGTGCTTGCGAATCTTCAGGCAGCTGGAAAGATCCAGTCTGTGCCAATTCCAGATCGTCCTGGATCCTACGGTTGGCTAGCGAACCAAAGGTCAGTTGAACGGAAAGTCGGTTTCGTTCGCTGGAATCTGCTAGCAGGAAAGGAACTGTGATGAACAAACCTACAATGGATGCTCTGCTCATGAGCGGAGTCGGAGATACCTACACTGGCATGGTGCATCGATTCATGTCCGTGATGGGGCAGCTTGCTACTCCTCCCAGCCAGCTAACACAGCAGCAGTGGGAAGATCTTGTGGATTTCCGCAAGCGGCTGATCGAAGAAGAAATCACGAAAGAGCTGCTGCCCGCAATGGATCGTCTCAAATTCAGCCAGAGTCTGGAGAACCAAGCAGAAGTTTTGGATGGAATCTGCGATGGAGTCTACGTGCTTCTCGGTGCAGCTCTTGCATTCCGTCTTCCTGCGCACGCTGGATTCTTGGAAGTGCAGCGCAGTAACATGGCGAAGCTGCAACCGGATGGCAGCGTACTGCGGCGAGAAGATGGAAAGGTACTGAAGCCTGAAGGCTGGACTCCGCCAGATCTGCTCGGTGTTCTGATGTACTATCATGAGCATCTGGGAGAGCATCAGTATCGGAATGGATTGCGTCATCATGGCCCGGTGGACGGCAAATAACGGACGAGGCACACCAGCGCAACGAAGAGCGCATAGCAGAAATCTAGCTCTTCGTTGCGTTGGCTCTGCAAAAGGAATGATGCAAGTCATTCACATGTACAACGAAGGCTTGTCTGACGCAACCCACGTAAATTGGAAACAAGCAAAAGCCGCATTAGAGCAGCTGGAATGGTCAATAAAGCTAGATGCAATTGTTGCCGCTAACCAGAAGAACAAAAAATAAAGCGCCCCTCGGGGCGCTTTTTCATTGCTGCGTGCAATCAATTATGTTTCCTTCATTGACTACGAAGTGTCTTCCGCAGCCAGCTTCACAAACAATGCTTGGGCTGATTGTTGGCTTGTCGTAGTTTCCGTTCCAAGACCACAAACCATGCTGCTCTTGTGGATTGAAACTCAGAGGGAAGTTACAACTCTTCGGACTGCCATCCGCTCTAGCACAATGAATCCGGAATATAGCGCGGCCTGGAGTCCCAGAGCTACTTGGCTTAAGATCCCAAGTAAATGGTTTCATGGGCATCACTGCGCTCCTTGCATTGTATTCGTGTAATCCTCGATCGGATCACCACCTAGCGTCATCGTCATTCGCTGGCCTGCTAGTGTCTGCTGATGCTGTCTCAAGCTGTTAAGAACCGAGACGTTTGCATTCTGTGTCCAGCGCTTCACGGCAGAACCGAAGTTCTCGATGCGTCCGCCAGCAGCTGCATAGCTTCCTTGCAGTTCCAGCCAGTCTTCGCTGGAGACATCCTTACCGCCACGGATCTTATCTTTCACCACAGCGCCGAGTTCCTCCAGCTTGTTCTTATCAGCTGCCTGATAGACCTTGCTGCGATAGACCTCGTTCACACCGATAGCTTCATCCATCGGACGTGCGCCAGCGAGACGGCTCAAGCTAGCAATGCTGTAGAGATCGCTCTGTGCTGCAATCAGATCCCCACTCTGCGTAGTCACGTTTCCTTTCAGAAGCTGCGCCATGCCAGCAAGAGGTCGATTCAAACCATTATGTTCCAGAGCATTCAGGAACGCATCGCTCACTGAAGCGCCGCCTGTGACTTGCTTAGCAAATCCGCTCACCAGTCCGACAAGCTTGCTCGCTGCTTGCACAGCAGGAACATCTGCCGGATTCGTAGGAACCATCGTCAGATTGCGCGGGTTCAAGTCACCGCGACTGTACAGAGCTGGCATCTTCTCAGGCAGCATCGGAAATGCGCTGGGAGTTCCATACATCAGCCAATCTCCGTACTCTTTTCCAAAGACACCAACTGCAGCAGAATGCAGATCTTTGTGTCCCGCATTGATGCTGGCATTGCCAATGATTTGAGTGTTAAGAGCATCGAAGAATGGCAATCCATTAAGCCCGAACAAGCTGGATTGCATTCCAGCAAAGGTAGCGAGGCTCGCGAAGTTTCTGTCTTCGATGTGCCGGAACAGTTGTTGGAACACGTTGAACTGATAGGTCTGGAACAAACCAATCGCAGCTCCGATTGTGCCTTGAAACATGATTGGTCGCTGGGAAGCGACGTAGTTTCCTTGGACTCGATTAACGAAGATTCGCATGAATGCATCTTGTTCTTTCACAGTCATGTTGCCAGCAGCCACAAGCGGCTCTGTGATCTGACGCATTGTATCTGCTGCTACAAAGCGAGTCATCTCTTCGACGCGAGTGTTGCCAGTCAGCAGCGCTGCCTTATCAACCCACTTGTCAACTTTTTCAGAGAACTCAGCGCTAGAGAGCTTCGGCTGAATGCTGAGGTCATCCAGCATCTGATGAATCTGCTGACGCTCGCTGCTGATCAGGCCGAGATTGCGATAGCGTTCTGCCAGCGCGTCACCTTCCTTGCTGGCATAATTCTTGATAGCAGTCATCATCAGCTTCATGCTGCTGGGAACTGCGATCTTCGTGCCAGGATCAATCACACTCATTGTAGATTGGAGCTGAGCAAAAAGCTGCGGGTCTTTGAGAAGACTTTTGCGGATGCTTGCAACTTCTGGCCCGAGCATAACAGGCATGCTGATTGCTTGCAGAATGCTGTTTGCCCAGTCCAGCCGCAGGTTCGTGATGCTGAGAAGCGAATTAGCTTTGTTAATTGCTTGCCTGAAAAGGTTCCGGTCCGTGCCAGTCTGCGCTGCCGAGAACATCTCCGGCGTGAACATTTCTGCATCCGCATAGAATTTCCCCAGACCGTAGCGAGTCATCGTATCACTGGCTTCTTGCCAGCTGATCTTATTGCTGCGAGCATCGAGAGTTGCCTTCTCAACTGCTTGCCACGCACGAGTGCCCATTGCATCCACGAACTCATTGGCTTGATGCCAGAGAGTGAAGCTGGATTCCTTGCTCACATCGAGAGCTGTGCGAACG